TAGGTTTTCAGAATAACGTTCCGCGGAGGTCTTTACGTTGCCTCCAAGATAAAACATATCAAAGTCTTCGGGTAGCTGGTCTATGGCTTTATTAAGTATCTCCAAGGCATCGGGTTCAAATATGACATCATCTTCAAAGACAAACCTGAATCCATCTCCGTCAACACATGCCAGGTGTGACCTTGAAAATCCCGCATTACCATCAAGTATTCCCGGGAACCTCTTAAAGTCTGTTATTCCTATTTTTGGAAGTTCTTCCTGCACCTCATCCCATCGCTCGGGACGGGAATCGAGATTGATTACAATAGAGTCAAATGATTCAAGTCTCATGTCTGTGCTACTAATATGTCATTTGGAGCAAACCCATCCTCAAATGTTATTTTATATTTTGAGTTGATCTCCATTAACTTCTGTTTCACCGATTCAATAGATATTCCCCAATTCTCCCATATACGTATATCATCCATCAGTATTGTATGGGTCTTTACCGGATGCTGTTTTATGGCATCTAATTCTTGCAATAAAGATGAATGATGTTCACCTATCGCCGTATCATCACCCGAATAATGAGCATCAAGCCAAAAGGTAACTGGCTCGTTAATGTCTTTTAATATTTCTGGCAATACTTCCGATGCATCCCCCTTATACAACCTTACTTGTAGTTCATCCTCAAATCTAAGACAGCAATTCTTATAAAATTTATAAGACAGTTCAATGGAATAAATATTTTTAAATCCGGCATCAAGTGCCCGTCTAATCCCATTGCCCACATGAGATCCTGTCTCAATAAAGATTGGATGCAGATACTTGCGGAATATTTCTATGGTTGCCGCCATATTACGTCTTTAAAAAACACATTCCATTGAAATAAAAATTGGCACAAGGTTGATGAAACCAGTAATCCGGTGCTATCACAATCTTGTTTTTGTTTTCATTCAGATATGAAGCCCACCACGAATAGGTGCTATTTGCTATGATATTATGTTCACAAAGGGACATCATAAAGAAGTCCTCATAGTCAATTCCGAAATCCATGAATACAATCCTTGGGTCTTTCAGGTTCTCATGGCACCACGGCAGGTCGTCAGAGAACACATAGATATGATTTATCTCCACCACATTATCTAAAAAGGCAATAGCCTGATTATAATAATCCGCAGACGGGAGCGTACCGATGGGATTCCAGTTAAGAAAATCCCCATGCCGGACATGGATGGATGCACTGTTTTCCCATGAATACCAATCGTGAATACGGGCTATGGCTTCCCTATTTGTAAAACAATACTTAATCTCATCAGAGTGGTTTTTGAAATATCTTTCATTCTGAAAATATCCTTCCAGACGCATCTCATCTCCAAACTTAATGGGCTGATATTCGCCAAAGACTTCTTTCCATATTAACTGCGGCTTCCATTCTTCGGGTAATGCAGGGATGTCTTTGCAAAAAATCTCACGCCAGGGAAACTCGCTATAATCCAACCGGAGTTCAGTATTGTTATCCAATGCCAAGGAATATGCTGCAGCAATCTGAAATAAGTTATTTCCTATCCCTCCCTCTATTTTGGCAGTAATCATTGGAAGATATAATTTAAGTCATTACAGAGATAGTTCTGGGAAGACATGATATCATCCCGAAACTCATGCAACCGTTCTCCTTCGCGGATGCTCGTTATCTTAATCTCCGACTCTTCATTCCCATACCTGTTGATAAATTCCATTGCAATATCATAAAGACGGAATGACTTCATTGGTATGGTATGTACTCCCGGAACTCCCTGCCTGTTGATGATAAATTGCACAAGGTCTTTTTGTGAAATAAAAAACCGCGTCATCTCTTTCGAGGTAAGACTGATGAGATTAGAAGTCTCAAGCTGTCGTTTCCATATCGGCAGAACACTCCCTGATGACCATAACACATTACCGCTTCGTATTGCAGTAAATCCCGCCCTAACAACCATGTCCTCCCCAATTCGTTTTGTCAGACCATAGGTATTACAGGGATTGATTGCCTTGTCTGAGCTCATACTCACAAGCCCACACCTGTTCCTTTCACATGCGCGGACTACATTCAATGTGCCAATAACATTAGTCTTTACGGCTTCCTGTGGCTGGTCTTCGCATATATCAACATGTTTTACGGCTGCAAGATGAAACACCTGATTCACTCCCACCGTGGCTTTGAGAATATCATCATAATCCCTAACATCCCCGATAATATAATCCGCATTCGGATATTCCTGTTTCATCAACACCTGCGCGTATTCATTACGTGAGAAGATAATAACATCCTGTCCGGTTAGTTGCCGGACAAGTTCTTTTCCTATTGTTCCTGTACCTCCGGTAATTAAGACTCTCATTTTTTTATTCTTTTATAGTAAGCGTCGCCCCAATGAACCGACTCATGCTTGGTTGCCATAATCTTATCAAAGCCTAAATCAAAAAGGTATTTATCAAAGTCATCAACAAGCATACAGTCTTCGTATAACTCTTTGTAGTTTATCTCGGCAATAATGTAATCTATCTTGTTTATGTTCTTCTCAAAGCCCTTTAATGCATAATATTCTGTCCCCTGTAAGTCCATAAAAAGGAAGTTATATCTGGACATGTCTATCATGCCTTCTTCTATAAGCGTATCCATCTTTCTTCCCTTAACTGTTATTCTGTCTGTGATGAGTACAGTAGGATAAACTTCAGAATGTAATTTAAAAGGAAGTAATGAGCTGCTTTGCCCTTCATTATTCGTCAGTATAAAAGGGAACTCCCCGTCCTGATCGCAGATTGCGACATTTATCGTAACGTCCTCTGCCGGGACGTTCGCCCGTAATCTATGATACGTTATGGGATTAGCCTCAATCCAACACCTGTTTTTTACTCCATACTTATCATATAACTGCCATGAGTTGCCGATCCATGCCCCAATCTCAATAATACCATGGGGTTTTGCATCTTGCAAAATCTCATCCATATCCAAATCCTGATTTAATAAAATATCTTTAATCATTTTGTCTTTTCATATCTGATTTTAAAAGGCGTATTTGTCGCTTCGAGAAACTCATTGGAATACTGGCCTCCCTCACACATACATATCCATTGTTCGGCCTTCCATCTCTCTGTGTGATCAAGGGTGTCGAGCCTCGGGAGCCTGTCTACATATCTCCTGTTAAACCACCAAAAGTTGCCATTATAATGAGCCGGAGAATGCATCCTGTTCACTGATGATGCTCCCCATGCGTGTTCCACCATGTGTCTATGCCCCTTCCATCTGTTAAGGATTGACTCATTAAGCCATGCACGGAGATTATTTTGTGCCACATCATCAGGTCTTGTGACGGCCTTCGTGTGAAAATAAAACCCCACATAGTCTGACTTATCTTCCTCAATAAGTCTCAGGGTCAGAAACTCATATTCAAGAGGGTCTTCAGAATAGGCTTCTATTCGTAACTTTGGATATATGTCAACAAAAAACTTTTGAAGGAGATTAGTTTGTAATGGAGTGCCAATACATCCAATGTTTATCTCATCACATTCATCATAAAGCCCTGATGTAAGGAGTATGCGAATCTGATCGGTAACTATTGAGAACCAATGATTGATCATGTAAATATGCCAAAAACCCTTAACTATCATATAGGTTTTTCTCCGTTTTGAATCTTCCTCGCAATATCCTCCGGCCTCAACTGCAACCTCTCATCCTCGAGATATTTTAACATAGTGTCTTTTACATAAGAGTTATTATCCTGTCCTAAAAGCTCCATGAGGTTATTTTCAAGTTCATCCCTGAGCTCTGCTAGTTTTGCAAGGCTCTTTGAGTCCGTAACTCCCGACTGTACCTCAAGCATGAGATTAAAATAAGCACTCTCAATGCTTATCTGATAACTATACTTATACGACCTGTGAAGCATCACATACTGGACAATCTTCCTATTCACAATCTCATTCTTGCCCTTTAAAAAGTCTTCTACCACGGAATCAAAGACACCTCCCTCTCCTGTCTTAAACTCGCAGTCATGGGCTACCTCAATCTTTCTCTTGAGGACATCAGTGAATTTTGTCCTATAAGGCGAATGGGCATCGTACATACACATCACGTATTGCATGACCTTCGTGTTATCAAGATCCTCCCCGGGATTTGCCCTGAACTCTTTTATCTTGCCGAGATCTTTGTAAAATTTTAAAATATCTTCTCCGCCCTGAACCTTTGTGGGATCAAAGCGCATCTGAATGTATTCCTTTGCATGAAACGATAAAATCATAATGAAAGTTGTAATTGTGAAATATGATTTTTAAATCGCTTTTCTTGTGACTCAAAGTAATCCTTGTCAATCTCATATCCCCAAAAGTCAAAGCCACCGTCATAACAGGCTATCCGACTACTGCCACTTCCCAAATGAGTGTCAAGAATCTTATCGCCTGCTTTGGCATAGTTCTTTAAAAGCCACTTGTAAAGTTTAATAGACTTTTGAGTAGGATGTATTTTTAATTCATTTGTGCGAGTTGTTGCTTCTTTATATATTCTTGATGTGGTTTGAAAAGATGTCCAACAATATTCAAAAGCAGAAAAATTATCAAACGGCTGGTCTTTATCCCATATACAAATTCCTCTCGTAGCGGGAAGTTCAAAATAATTGCCGCCCCATATACATTGATTTTTGCTTACCCTAAATAATTCAATAAAATATTTATCCGTAGGTTTAACATCCCAATCAGTATTCATAGAATTTAATACTCTGTTTTTTAATTTTCCTCTTCCATGAACAGAATCATCGGGCAAACCATACGGCGGGTCAACGATAGCCAAGTCAAAGAAGTTATCAGGGAACTTCGCAATCCCGACCATACAATCAATATTCTCAACAAAACTTATCATAATTTTCCAAGTATATTTCTTCGTTGAACCCTCCAAAAGAGTTTTCCTCCGTCAATCTTGCTATGCAGGGGATATTGAAGCGGAATGTCATTAATCTTTTTCAGCATTATAAGGTCACAATCTGTTACCTTAACACCCTCGTCAGTATATTCCGGATCGCAGTAACCCCTATTTGGATTCCCGACATATCTCACGATGCCATAACTCACTTTTGTGTTCGACTGGGTATTCAACACCACCCTCTCCAATCCAACCTTTTTCATCCTTTCTTTTTCCAACTGAATAGCCGGGTCTTCTGATGGCTCTACAAGGATATAACCATTGATAGGAGTTATGAAGTCATCGCCATATTTGCAATAGATGTTCTCATAGGAGACAAAAACATATCTCTCGCCATCCTCAATGATATATTTTCTAAACTGCGGATTAAGGGCATTGACAACTGCCAGGTAATACACCACCACATGATCTCCTAACTCCACCTCCATATCGCAATCCCATGGCATCCCTTTATTTGGAACTCCCGTATATCTCAGGTATGAGGGCAATCCATAAACTATCCCCGTGACGGTTATGTTCCTCTCCCTCTCATAAGTGTCATCCACATAAAGGGTGAATCCATTTTTTAGCTTGATAGAGGTATTCTCCGCATCAAGTTTTATCATAACCGTATTTGGGAGTGTTCGCTTATAATTCATTACTTTCTTTTTTTTCTTTTTGAAGATAATAACTATAAAACATAGCATTGCACATTATATGCCCAATATGATGCAATCCGCTTTCCTGATCTATTTCCTCACCGTCAAATAACTTTGCCAGATGCCTTTGAAGTGATTCAAGAATTTCTGATTTATCAAGTCCTTTTTGCCAGTTCTTTGGTTCATATTTCTTTGCACCATATTCCAGAACTTCAATCATTGGTTCAAGAGATTCAAAATGAACCAATGACCATTTTCGTTTTCCGGCATTATACCTTAAACCCTTGTTCTCTGGCATATAAAATAAGTTTGGTTAAATCAAAAAATACAGGAATATTAAGCTTATTAGCTTCTTCTATTTCTTCCTGCGTACCATGTGATTTCTGCCAGTTACCCTGAACTAAAACAGCATCGGAAGCCCTCAACCATGCCATTGAATAATCATAAAAATCCTGAACTGTCAAATCATTGGTATGATCTTCAAGTACAAAATGATAACCAAGCCACGGGCTAAAAGGTGCAAATCCCTGATGCAATAATTGATAAGCCACATGGTTTCCTTTGCGGATATTAGAAAGAACGCCTAAAACATTGTCCGAACTATATGGTCCGGCAACATAAACTC